TTCCTGCGCGACGTTGGGGTGTTCAAGGCGTCGCAGGCATTGCGCGCTGCGATGGCATAGGCTATAAATACGCAAGCCCGAGGTGCGTTCAACACCTCGGGCTCACTTCCCAAACCATCTCACCGACATGAGACAGCATGAACAGTTTCGATTCTAGAACCCGTCGCCTCTTCTCGTCCAGCGTGCCGTAGCTCGCCCTCGATGCCATGCAGGGAGGGGGACTCAACCGCAGCCTGCATGACACGAAACCCGACTGCGAGGAAGATGCGGAAGCACGGGACAACGAGGCGGCGAAGCTAGCACCTCGGGCATCGGAAAGGCTGGCGGGTCGTATGCCGATGGAGCACACGTGAAGGCCAAGCCTAAGGATGGCTGGGCCTTCGCCTCAAGAGCAGCAGTTGGGATCTAGGGGGAACACTCTCTACTTTCTCTTCTTGCGGAAAAGAATCGAAAGCGCTTACACTAAATAATGGCCAAGTTCACATCCCGCTCGCGAACCCGTTTCGCCTCCATGCGCAAGCGCCGTGCGTTCGGCCCACGCAGATCCTTCCGATTCCGCTACATCCCCTATCAGTTCGTCAGATTCGTGCATTCAAGCCCGTACCCGGATCTTCGCGGGCCGTGCCGTCCGTACTGGGAGCAAGGCGGCGAGTACGACTACGAAGGCCTTAGTGGGCTTGAAATCACGACGGAGCAGTGGAACAGCATTGATCCATCGAAACGGCTTCTGTAAAGAGTCTTGACATGCGAGCACCCTACGAATCCCTCTTCGACCGCCTTTGCACCTACGTGCGCATAGAAGGCTGGTGCTGGACATGGACCGGCCCAGTGCGGCGTCACGGTGGCGGCGATCGGCCGGCGCTGACCGTGCGCCGGGCTGGCGAGAAGCATCCCGTCACCGGAAGGCAGGCCAACCCGGCGAAGCGCAACGCAGCCCGGCTCATGTGCGAACTGATCCACGGCCCGGCGCCTGGACCGGAGTACGAAGCCAGCCACTTGTGCAACGACAACTGGCTGTGCATCTGCCCTGACCACCTGATCTGGGAAACGAAGCGCGAGAACATGGCCCGCATGTGGAAGCGGCGGCGCGAGGAGGCCGAGCTCGACCTGTCGATTCCTGCGCCGAAGTACGAAACGATGGAGGCGCCGTTCTGATGTGGCAACGAGTCACCAAGTTCGACCCCCGATCCGCAGCGCTGGCAGACCGCCACTACTCGAGACGCAAGATCGGCAGCCCGCAATTCATGCCGCCGGGCCAAACGCTGATTTTGCTCACGCCCGATGCCGATGCGGTATTCGGTTGGTGGCGACCGCATCCTGCAAGTGGCATTGTTGCGATGAACAAGCTCGACGGCTGGACGTGCACGATATTTCGCAACGAATCAAGTCATTGCTCTAGCGACATGATCCTTTGGGCAGAGGTTGAGCTTGAAGCGATGCCGGGCTTCACTTGCGGTCCTTCCGGCTACATCACCTACGTGTGGGACGACAAGATCGAAAGTAAAAATCCAGGCTACTGCTTCAAGATGGCGGGGTGGAAGCGAACCGGACGCTCCGCAGACGGCAAGAAGACACTGCTTCAAAAGGTGAATCCATGAGTCCTATTCGGTTCACCATCCTCGGGGAGCAGGCGCAGAAGGGCAACCAAAGGCGCATCGTGACCAGCCGCATGAGCCTCAAGCCGGTGCTCATCAAGTCGGCCAAGGCGCTCGCTTGGTATCACTCCGCGACGCTGCAACTCAAGGCGGCAGGGATCATGGGTCGCGACGCCGCGATCTTCACCGAGCCCGTGCGCCTGACCGTGCACGCCTACTACGCCAGCAACCGGCCGGACCTGGACGCGACCGTGCTTCAGGACGTGCTCCAGTCGCGCTACATGGGAGCGGGAAAGAAACGCAAGCTCTGCCTGGCAGGTGTCTACGAGAACGACCGGCTCGTGAAGGAGTTGCACCTGTTCCACCACATTGACGCCGAGTGCCCGCGTGCCGAAGTCTGCATCGAGAGAATCTGAATGGACCTCATCATCGTCAAGACTGCATCCGGCCTCTTCGCGCCCTACGGCGAGGAAAGCCAAGAGGCCGTCGCCAAGGTGAAGGTCGGCCAGCTGCTGCAGGGCAAGTTCACCCGCATGCGGAACTACGAGTACCACAAGAGGATGTTCGCCCTCTGGCAACTCGGCTTCGACATCTACACCGAGACCGCGCCCGGCGTCGAGTACAAGGGCGAGCGCATCCAGCCGACGCTCGACCGATTCAGGAAGGATGTGACGATCCTGGCCGGCTACTACGAAACCAGCGTGCGCCTGGACGGCACGATCCGCGTAGAGGCGAAGTCGATCAGTTTCGCCAGCATGGATCAGACCGAGTTCGAGGCGCTGTTTTCGGCCTCCATCAACGTGATCCTTGCGCGATGCTTCAAGCCCGGGGCCATGACAGAAGACCAACTGCGCGCCCGCGTTGACGAGGTTCTGGAGTTCGACAAATGAAGCGCTCAGGATTCAAGCCACGAACCAAGCCCATGAGCCGCCGCGGTAGGTTCGAGTCTTCCCAGCCTGGCGCACTGGTCGAACGCGAGCCACGCAAGGCTGGACCGGAATACCGCTACGGCGTTGCAGCCCTACTCCGCGCGCCGATCGCGAAAGAGGAAGCGCTGCAGCATGCAGGCTACATGGCCCAGGTGCGCCGACTGCCGTGCGCGCGCTGCGGCATCGTCGGGTTAAGCCAGTTTTGCCATAGCGATGAAGGAAAGGGAACCGGCATAAAGACTGACTGCCGCCGCGGCTGGCCGGGCTGCGGGCCGCACCACGACAGTCCCGGGTGCCACTGGTTCGTCGGAACCAGCGGCAACATGTTCAAGGCCGCTCGCCGCGAGTTTGAGGAAGCCGCCGGCCGAAGCACCCGAGCGATGATCCGAGCAATGGGCCGCTGGCCCGCCTCACTGCCAGACTGGAAGGAAGATTGACATGCGAATCATCAAGACCGGAACCCTCATCTACATCTCCACCGCGAACCTCCTGCATCTGGAGGGCTGGGGCTTCCACATCGACCCAGGCGAAACCGTTCCGCAGCAGATCCAGATGGGACAGGAGCAGCTGCGACTGGTGCTGTTGCACATCGGAAAGCAGTACGGAATCGACATCACCGGCCACGAGCCACTCTCGCCAGAGGCTCAAGAGGAAGCGAAGGCGCTGATGGCAAGCCTGATGGGCCGGGCGCAGCCATGAGCGAGAACCAGGCCGTCGAGGCGGTGCGCGAGAAGGCGCTGGTTGCGTGGCGCCGAGACAAGACCCAGCGCTTCTCATTCCAGTGCGACGCCTACACCTACGCAAATGGCAAGCGGCCGAGCGTTCTGGTTGCCATCGCGACAAAGGCCGGATCGGTCGTCATGGCCGCCGACATGGCCGACTGGCTCGACCCGCAGGAAACGATGGTCGAAATGATCCTGTCTTTCATGGGCCTCAAATCCGCCGATCCGACCGCGATGCAGAAGGCCGTCGAACAGAAGGCAGCGCTTCCCGTGAAAAGATAGACACTGGAGCGCTTGCATTGTGAGCGCTTGCGAATTATCATTGAGGCACCAGCAACCAATCGAGGACTTCATAGCATGTACCCGAACGCATTCCAACTCCGTGTCATCCTCATCATCTGCCTGATGATGCTTCTTGCCGTGCTCACAGCCTGCGGCGGAAGCGATGATCCGATCGAGCCCAGCATCGACGGCCCATCCGACGATACGGTGCAGCCGACCGACGAGAAGAAGACCATTCCGTCGCCGATGCACACTCCGCAGTGTCAGGCTTCAGGAGTGTGCTCATGATCTGGCTTTTGGTCCGCTACGCGCCGCTGGCGCCGCTGGCGCTGTTCGTCGCCGGGATGTGGGCATTCATGGAGTACGTCGCATGATCGACATCCTTGATCTACTCGCCGCCGATCCGAACGTCGGCCAAGGCATGCGCGATTTCCTGCGTCGCACGCCGATAGCAGTCCCGGGCTCCGACCGCTGGAAAGAAGTTCAGCAGGACGAGCGCGAAGACCAGCAACGCGACGAGCGCCGCGCGCAACTCGCAAGGGGCGAATGATGAGCAAGACAGAACTCGTCAAGCGCCTTCTCAAGCAGGACCGCGGCGCATCCGAGGCCGAGGACGCCATCGTGATTCCCGCTCCAGCGCCGACGCCACTGCTCACCGATGACCAATGCGCCGCTGTGGACGAAATGGCGGGCCTGCAGTGATGACTCGCATCATCATCGCGATCATCCTGCTGGTTCTGGTGATGCTCTGGCTGGTGCACGACATGTACAAGGTCCGCGGATCACCTGTCGTCGTTGAGCAGATCATCGACATGCGGAAAATGACCTGAAGGACGCCCAATGGACGACACCCCTATCCCTACCCTCAAATCCTGTCCGTTTTGCGGCGCAGGCGATACGCAGATCAAAGATGGCAGCCGCGTTTGGTCTGGGATGAAGTACGGCGAACCGTCGTCGGTTTCTGTCGTGCACTGGTGCCCTGCAACTCCCGGCCAGCCGTCAAGAATGATCGAACGCATTGGCCGCGACAGGGCATCTGCAATCGAAGCATGGAACCGCCGCGCTGCTGCAGCTCTTGTCGAAGTAGAGGCAGCCAATCCCCCGATTGGTTCTGTTCATTCGGAACTGCGCTCCGGTCCTGACGCTGCCGCTTAAACCACTTTCACCCAACAAGGAAAACCATGAGCGCATCTGACAGTGCGGCCAACACGCACCAGCACGGCGGCAACCACTACATGAACCTCGGCATGAAGCCGTGGGACTACGTGGCCGTCAACAACCTCGGCTTCTTCGAAGGTAACGCGATCAAGTACCTCACGCGCTGGCGTGACAAGGGCGGCATCGAAGACTTGCGCAAGGCTGGGCACTACATCGACAAGCTGATCGAGATTGAAACTGCGAAGGGTACGAAATGAAAGAGTGCACCCGCGTCCTCGACCACGGCCTCGTCCGGCTCGTCGATCACATGGGCAGTGACCTTGCCATTGTCCGCAATGCCCGCGTTAGCTATGACGCCGAGTGGCGCGCAGGCGAGGATGAGGGCAAAGACACGAAGCTCATCAACTACCTTCTGAAGAACCGGCACACCAGCCCATTCGAGGCGGTGTCGTTCACCTTCGAGGTGAAGGCGCCGATCTTCGTGTTCCGCCAGTGGCATAGGCATCGTACATGGTCGTTCAACGAGATCAGCGCACGCTATGCCGAATTGCCGGAAGAGTTCTATGTGCCGGCCGTCGAGCAGATCACAACGCAGGCCAAAGGCAACAAGCAGATGCGCAGTGACGAGGAAAACGCAAACGCGAGCGACGCCGCGCAGATCATCGCCAGCTCGTGCACGAAGGCCTTCCTCGACTATCGCGTGCTGCTGGGCCTCGGCGTGCCGCGCGAACTGGCCCGAGGCGTGCTGCCGGTCAACACCTACTCGCACATGTTCGCGACGGTGGACCTGCACAACCTGCTGGGCTTCCTGACGCTGCGTCTGCACGCGCATGCGCAGTACGAAATCCGAGTCTATGCCGAGGCAATGTTGGACCTGATCGAGCCTATCGTGCCGGTCGCGGTGGCCGCGTACAGGGCACTACGTGCGCCGCAGGCGCTAATGAGCGGCAGCGACGTGAACTCAGCATCTACCTCATCAACAGAATCAACCGACCGCGCCTCAACAGAATCCCCATCGGTGAGCGCTGATGGCGCAGGGTCGAGGGCTGCGGGATGAGAGTCCTGTCCATCTGCACCGGTATGGGCCTGCTGGATCGCGCCTTCATGGACGAAGGCTACCAAGTCACGGCCGGCTGCGAGGTTGATCCGCAGAAGCGCGCTATGTACGCGGCGCTCTGCGGCGGTCAACCGATCTATCACACGCTCGAACGCCTCGTGGATGTCGATGATGGCGGCGGCCCTGACTTCTCGCCGGACGGGATCATCGGCGGCCCGTCGTGCCAATCGCACAGCAAGCTCCGCGCCATCAAAGCTCCGAAGTTCCCCGACCTGACGCCGCTGGTGCTCGACCTGTTGGAGCTGGTGCCGCATGACTGGTTCATGTTCGAGAACGTCGTTCCGATCGACATCCCCGGCGCTGTGCACACCCGTTGCAACGCGATGCACTACTACCAGCCCCACCAGAGCCGCAGCCGGTGGTTCACCCACTCGCCCAACGTCAAGCCACCCAAGCCTGTCTACAGCGGCAGCGTGGACGATCTGATGGCTTACAGCGTGGTCGCAGGGCGCATCTACGGCCAGAAGCGTGGCGCGCGGCTGCAAGGCTACCCAGCGGCCTCCGAGTTGCCGTTCCCGTGCGTGCAGTTGCAGCACGGCCTGGCTGATGGCTGTGCCCTACCCGCTCGCCGTGGCGTGGGCTCGAGCGATTCGCGAGTCGATGGCTCAACCGCAGGTAACGAGCGAACCGCGCCGACCGACGGCAGGGCGTGTGATCGAAGCCGCAACCGAATAGATCAAAAAGGAATCCATCCCATGCAATCCCAACCCCCCAGCCCCAAGGCGCCGGCCCTGCTGACGGATGAGCGGATCGATGATGTTGTGGCTCACATCATTGGCTTTGGAGCGCTGGATAGCGAAACCGTCAAGACAGTCCGGCTCGTTGCCAGAGCCATCGAGGCAGAGGTCCGCACCCTTGCTGCGGGGGAACAGCAGCCGGTGGCGTGGCGCGTCCGGTATCGCAGTGAGCCAGGGATGATCGGCCACTACCCGTGGACATACAGCGGGAAGAAGCGAATCGGCGTGAACCCGTCGCTTGAAGAAGAACCGTTGTACCTCAAGCCCGAGCTGGCGGATGCAGAGCCTGTGTTTGAGGTTGGCCACGGCTGGCTAAAGGACGCAACGAAGTATCCGCGCGGCACTTTGCTGTACGCCGCTGCTCATCCTGTTGATGCTGCGTCCACCATGCTGCCGAAGGATTCAACTGGGCATTCTGTCGGCTAGTAAAGCCGCCACGTTGCCACTCAAACCACTTTCACGAAAGAGACAAGACATGGAACTCAATGGCCTGGACACCGAGACGCGCGTTCGCTTCTACGAACACGACTTCTATCCGCTGTCGAACTTCTCGGCGTTTGAACTGGCGTACCTCGGCCGGCGCTTTCACACATCAGAGGCCGCGTACCACTACGCAAAGTTCGTGGACACGGCGCCCGATGTTGCGATCGATATCTACATCGCTCCGTCCGCACACGAGGCATTCAAGATTGCCGAGGAGAACAAGG